CTTCCTTCGGTTTTACGTCTTATGACCCCAGCCTTTCGGCTTTTTTCCATAAGACGCGGAGCGTCTAGGTACGCGTTTGAAAATATTTCCAATCTCCGCACTCTTTCGAGAGGAGCTGGTGATGTGATCTATGAGTATAATGCTTGGTACGAGGCCTCCGCAAAGACTATATGATTTCTCATATAACATTATACTGCTTAAACTAGTATATCAGAACTAGAAAGTTAGGGCCGGTAATCAACCTTCTCTTATCAGAGTTAAATATTCATTATTTACCTCCCTCGATAACAGTTGCGTTATGACCCGGTCAAGGGCCCTTGTATGAGCCGGCGTAGCTAATCAGTCTTAAGAAATAGGATTGTTCGATAGGATTGTAATATGTCCCACGACCTAGTTCCGTTTAACCGCTCTACGATCACCCCATAACTTCAGCGTTCGCTTACTAGGATTATTCGTCCTCAAGGTTCATAACGTACTTCTTTCTTTATCAATCAAGTCAGGCTTTAGTCCTTCAGATGGTTGCCGGAGTAATCTCCTGTCCACCACGCTTGTGAGATAAATAAGAGGAATGCCCTATTATAGGTTACGTTTATTGATCATCCATGCTCGCCATCGAGCGAGCCACTGCCCCCCTCGAACAAAATCAAGGGGACGTGGTGCTTGACGACGTATAGTGAGGTCCGGGGCAAGCCCTAGACCATCAATAGCAGATTCCAACTGATCAAGTTGGTCTACTAAGTAAGAAAGTTGATAAAGAGATTTATCTTCTTCCATGAATTCAATAAGATTGGATTCCAGATTACGTAGATCACTATGTAGGTCATAGAATGAGTCTCTATAACAAAACTCAACCATCGCCATCAGGGATCTTATTTGATCCTGAGATAGCGTTTTCGGGTCACGTGTCAACCAGATTGCATCTGGGTTGGCTTTAACGGCCCTAGTCCATTTCGATCCTGAGTATTGAGGATCAAGTACGAATAGGAAGCGAGGCAATTGCCAAGTCTCCCATGTCGTAGTTCCATAGTGAGCTCGGGTTCTGTCTACCTCAACTAGTTTAGTTAAGGCCTTAGCTCGAGGGAGTAAATCTCTTACTCGATCTAAGATAGATGCCGCCAGATCCTTAGTCCATTGGATATCAGGAATCTGAGAATCTAAACGACCAGTAGACATCCATTTAAGGATATCTTCATCATAACCCGGTCCTCCAGGGCCGTAGTAAGAAACTACGTACCCTTGAAGTCTACGCGGTAAAGCTGTCCATTGCTGGTTAACTCTAGATACCGATCGGTATCCAAACCCCAAGGCCATCAAACCTTGAGTTAGAGTTAAGTGGTACTTTCGTACCACTTCCAGCCATGCTGGCAATGAACCAGCGGCAGCAAGAACTTCCAATAGGGCCACAGGGCCTACAGAGTGACCTCTAAAGAAAATTCTTTTAGCGAACTCTAATACCCCATACCCTTTTGAATCATGGACTGATTTTGAAAGTTGGATTCCAACTCCTAGACCAGCCATAATTTTAAGGTATGTGTCCGCGACTAACCGATCAGCTATCACTATATCATCTCCTAAGAGAGCATAGTCCTGAAACCAATCTTTTCCAGTAATTCTTCCACTCAACTCTGCAGATAGTTGAACTATTGCATGATGAGTTAGAGCCAACATGGCCCAAGAAGTTAAAGCTCCCATTGGTTGCCCGACTGCGTACTTAACGAATCCAGGACTACTATCATCTAGAGTCATCGTGACTCTTGATGGTAGCTGGTAAGTACGTCCCACCATTAGGCTCATCCATAGGTTAGCCCCATGAGCGGTTATAAGCCGACTCAAAAGAGCACCTTGAATGAGAATTGGTAAACGATCCGTAGCAGAAGAAAGGTCCAAAGACCAAAATTTTCTGTGCCCTTTAGCCTGTAAAAGGTTAATCGGAGCAAGTTGATCGAATGTCCCATCTTGAGGAATCATTCTTAAGATGGAAAACAGGTAATCATGCAGTGGCTTCATTGCCCACTGCGTGAAACAGTCAACCATTGCAAATACACGGATTTTACCCGCTGGCTCATCTTTTAAACCTAGTTTTCCTAAAGATCGAGATAATGTGGATGCTTCATCGGACATTAGTCCCGGTGCAGTTAGTCGAAATTCATTGAACCAATTCAAGAATCTCGTATTTCTTGTTAACAAGAGCCACTCTTGAAAGAATGGAAGTAACGAAGAAGTAGACCAGGCTATAGCACTCATCATAATCCCCATAGGGGATGTAGAGAGGTATAAATCACCCGCTGGATGAGATCTAGGGATGAGAAAAGGAGAGACACGAAGTCTAGCTAGGAAAGAGAGAGGATCAGAAAGATCATCTCTTAACTTAGGTTGGAATCGCTCCAACTTTTGCCAGAATCGGCCGCAAAACTGCGACCAATCAGGAAGAAAACCAGAAAGGTCTTTTCCTGGATCGGTAATAGAACTCAATGATAATTTCCCAGGAAACTCTATAACTCTATAAATAGAGAATAGGGTAAACCAATAAGAAATAATCACCGGATCTCCTAAAGCAATCCGTCTTCGATGAAGAACGGGAATGATTGTCGGAAGACCCAATTGCCCTCGATGCACTCTAGGAGTTGCAGGGAAGGAATTTAAATCCCGTGCAATGGACTGCGCTAAAGATGTGTTTAGCATTTTTAGTGTAACCACAAGTCCCTTAAGGCCTTGGTGTTTCGCAGTGCGAGAACAGAAACTACAGAAAGAAATTATTGGTTTGACGTAACCTAAACGCATAGATCCAACCCGGATTCGAACCTGAGCAATCAGGAACGTTATCACGGGCCGACCTTGATTTCTCAAGATCATG